TTCCATCCTCGGTAATAATGATTGCATAGTTACCACCCACACGATGAATAGTTCCCCTCTCACCATTACGTGATGACATAACAAAGTCGCCCTCCTTGAACACCTCTTGTTGGCGTTGTTGTTGGCGTAGTGCTTCTTCTCGTAGTTTTTTAAAATCTTTCATAAATTCATGCCAAGTGTATCTTGTAAATTATTGCCATAGTTTTTAGTTCGCAGAGATATCCATTTTTTATATTGATTGAAATTACGAGCACTTCTATAATGATATGATAGTTTTAGTTCATCACCAGTATCATCCAAATCAGTAAAAGAATAAACTACTGCTTCCTTTTTCAGTATTTGATCGTAGAATAATTTATAGAAATTCATTTTAGAAGCACTACGCAACATAGATGTTTGAACCAAAAGTCTTTCGCATGTAAGTGAGAAATTGCCAACTGTAAATGGGTAAACTCCAGCATAAGCAATTCTTCTAGCATCCTGAGCTGGTTTATCAATCATATCTTTAGTCTTTCTAGTTTTCATCGTGGCACCTTGTCCGAATCTATAGACATTATCCGCCAACATTTTTTTAGTTTTCAATAATAGATCACTATCAGTTATAATATCATCCAAGTATTTGTCTTTACTTATGGAAGATATTCTACTGTTTAGTAGGACTGCCACTTTTTTAAATTCTTCATAATTCATATTAGATGTTTCAACATGCCTATCAAAATCTGCCTTGAATGAAGAAGAAGTGGGACCATTAGATAAATCAACAACTGCTCCAATAGGATATAACATAGCTTTGCCGCCAAGGTTCTTATACCTCAAAGCATTTTTAGCAATTATTTTTTGTCCCTGATTTGCTCGCACAACCTGAGTATACTTTATGCTATTGATCCAGTCATCAACATCCTTCTCACTTGAGAAAGCATCAGAAAATTTCACCGTAGCAACAGAAGATCCTCGCACTTTTGATTTCACACTTATTCGTAAAGGATTTTCTGTGTTGCCATTTATAGCAACCTTGTAATCAATCAAAGCTTCATTTGCTGATGCTGGTATACAAATCTGTACCGTGTTAATATTTTGTCCATCTGGAAATCCAAACGTTTTCATTATGCTACTATCTTTTCTTAAAAGTAACTTTCCAAGTTTGAGAGAAGAAAGTATCTCAAAAAATTCAGATGATAAATCTGGAGCAATACCTAAATTATCTTTTAGAGATGTGTTGTTATATGAATTTGATACGGCATCAACATAGTCTTTTTTTGTTTCTGTATTTTTTGATGGAAACTTATCGCTATTAATAAACGTTATTACGTTATCATAGAGTTGCTGTGGTGTCAACCAAACATCGACTATCTTTGGTCTCACGTCTTTTGGTTTTAGGCTATCTAACTTATTAGAAAAACTACCAGCATACTTGAGAGCAAAATTTAGTCTGATATTTGTATGAGTATTTTTTTTCTGTCCTGGATTTTTCTTATCTAAAATTTTATAGTTATATCGCAACACAATAGAAAGTCTCGGGTTTTTGCCGTCCCCATCTTCTTTATAATCCATTTCTTGTATTCGTAGTCTTCTAGCCAGTCCTCTAGAACGAATAAAGTCCATCATCTTTTCAATAAATCTCTTTCTACTAGTTCTGGAACGTAAGTCAGAATATTTCTCTTCCTTGTTATCACAGGTCATTTTATAAATGAAAGTGAATGTTCTTTTGGATTGAAAAAGAGATTGAAGTGATCCAAGACTTTGATTTAAATCAATATCAGAATTTCCACCATCCATCTTAAAATCAAATCCACTCAAAGTTGGTTCATTAAATGTTTCAGCAAAAGCAGTTCCAGCAGCAATCCAAACCAATTTAAATATTCTCCTCACACCAATAACCATGAAATCATGATCGGCAAAAAAATTCAGTCCCCTCTTTTCCATGTCGAAAGTTGATTTGTCGAACGTTATCATGGCATACCCCCCAGAACAGCTCCTACATACATTTTGATAAATTCTGTATTATTCTTCACAGAAACAGGCAATCCTTTTTTAACCGTAGCAATATCCCCTTCGGAAATAGCTTGCCTCACTTTACTAGCAGACATACCAGTAACATCATCAGCATCAGGATCTCTAGTGCCAGCACTCTTTATCTCAACAGTATTCATATTGTAATCCTTTCCATTATATTGTTTGATAAACTGGAATGCTGGAACACGATCAGATCCAACCACAAAGATAGCGTCAGTATATCCTTTATTTTCCAACCACTTCAAAGCTTTTAAAGCGTCTTTCACATCTTCATCAAAGATAATAGATTCTTTATGAGAAGGAAACATCATCTTCATTAGAGAAACTTTTTGAGCGGCAGTCAAAGGATTTTTACCTTTGGTGTCAGTCGTATGACTAGGGAAGACAAAATAATCTGCCTCACCAGCATACTGCTTGACTTTATTTATGAGTAGCTCGTGACCAGTCGTAGGAGGATTGAAGCGACCGAAAGTGAAAGCAACAACCTTAGCGCCCTCAGTGGTTGGAGGACGCCAAGATTTTTCTAGCGTGAAGTTAGCACGCGAGAACTCAAGACGATCAACAATCTTGACTGCCTTACCATCAACGATAGCAACAAAACCCTCAGGCTTCGTCACCACAAAGTTATCACCGCTACGCAGGAATACTTTGGTATCGCTGAGACCAGCAAGTTTGTTGTTAATCAAATTTTTAGCATTCGTGAAAGAATTGTAGATAACAATAAATGCTCTGAATGCTCGCTGATTTTTCTTGATAAAACTGATACCTTGTGATAGTCTTTGGCGATATTCATTCTTAGATTTGTCAGATTTCAGTTCGGCAATTTTCTCCACCAAAGACTTCTTAAATGCCTTTTCAAATCCACGCATAAAATCAACAACGTTGTTGATCTTCTGACCATCTTTCACATAGCTATTGGTAAAACGCTTCATCGTATACCCAAGCGTGAACTGCTTGGTTGCTTCATGTGCCACCATCTCAATAAAAGGTTTGGCAACAGAAGCATTACGATCTGCTACTGAAATAACAGACTTTAATATACGTTCTTCAGAAGCAGTCAAACCAGAATTGGAACTAATATTATCCATCGTCGCAGATGCCAAAAAGACATTACGAGTAGACTTCAAATTAAACTGACTGACACCAAACCCAGCATTCAACGTATTGATAGCACCAACACCGCTGTAGTAAGTATGAAATACTGCGCCGATTTTAGCAGCGTGAACTGCTTTGCCAATGTCGCTATCAGCAGCCCAAGCATAGGTCAGCGTGTTGGGAGTGGCAGCATAATAGCTTTCGCCATCAATCCTCTTAGTTGCTACATCTTCATTAGTAAAAAGAAGATCGCCTTGAATAACACCCCTGATATTCAGTTCAGGAAAATACTTTAAGCAATACTTTAATTTCTTGGCAAGATCGGGAATCTCTCCGTGGTTCTTGTCAATATCAGATTCTGTAAAATTAATCTTGGGATCTTTCTTATTGAATACCGACTTCGTGCCAACAAAAAACTTCTTGGTTTCTGGATCAATACCACAGACAACAGCAGGTGCTCCATCCCACTTAGTCGTAACAGTCACACGACCGCTGGGACGACCACCAAGTTCGTCAATAAAATTCTGGATTAAGTCCCTAGAAGCTACATATCCACCATAACCATAATTGATTAACTCGTCTTCCAGGTGCTCCAGGTGCTTATTCTGAGCCATCTAACAGGAAAGGGGGTCACCCTTATTTAGGTTCCCCCCCATCATAGCACATCACAGGTCATCGTCTGCTCGGTTCTCGCTGTAGTAGATATCAAACTGTCCACCAGGATATCGTTTTTCAAGTTTATTCACATTACGTGCCAGCACTTCATCAAAAGGAATTTCAAGTGCCAGACAAGCTTGGGCAACATACCACATCAGATCACCAAGTTCAATAATCATATGCTCTCGGTTATCTTCGTTGAAGGGTTTGCCTTGGAAAATCATTTTCTTGATGATCTCAAGAAACTCACCACCCTCAGCATTAATACCGACACCAGCAGTAAGCAGTCGTTCAATATTGGCACCCTTACGATCCAACTCAACAAGTCGATCAGACAGGGCAACAAAGTCTGTAGAAGCGTCTGAAGTAACAGCGTCCA